CGGATCCTCCGCCCCGCCACCAAGTGTGGTAACCGTGTCGCGGTTTTCGATTGTGGCTCGTTCGGAGTCCGGCGTCTGTTGGGTCTGGAGACCGGAGCGCCCGTAATCTTTCAGCGCGGCCAGGATCTCGTCGTCGCGGTAACCCTCGACGCCCAGCATGGCGCGAAGGTCTTTCCGCGGCGTCCGGACGCGCTCAATCGTGTAGCCATCGTCTACCGTCCGGTTGTTCGGCCCGGGGTAGAAGTCGATCGGGTCGACTGACGCCAATTCGTAGCCCAGCTTCTCAGTGATCTCGGGGACTGACCGGCCCTGCTGCGGATCGAACACCCAGGCCAGCTTCCGACGCCGGCGGACGATCGGGCCCTTCAGAATCCCGAGCGGCGTCTGGATCATGTTGGCGACCACGTCGATCAGCGCGTCACCGAAGTTGGCCTCGGTGAGCTGGTCGAAGATCTTGGCCTGCATCCCCTTGGCTTTGCGCTCCGCGGTCGTGCGCAACAGCGACAACTGATCTTCCCGCAACTGCAGCGCCATCTGCGTGACGTCGCGCGGGTCGACCGGCATCCCGCTTCCGAGCATCTGCTGGAAGTGCGCAGTCACAGCATCGACGATCTTCTTCGTCTCTTCCTCGGGAAGATCGGGGATCGGGGTCGGCTCGATCATGGCCGGGAACTCGTCCGGCGGCAACACGATGTCCTGGATCCAGGACTGGGCCGCGGTGCACTTGTTCCCGGTGTGCTGGATAAAGGTCTGGCTGCCGCCAAACTTCTGGATCTCGGCCAGGATCGAAGCCTTGTACTGACCCTTGACCTGCTTCCGCGAGTTCAAGATCGTCGTCTCGACGGTCTGCCGAACGCGCTTGGCGCCCTCGAAGCAGGTATTGATGTGCGCGGAGAGCCGAGTGTTGACGGCCTGGAGCTTCGCAGCCTCTTGGCGCTCAGTCTCTTGCTTCGCCTTCTCGATCTCTTCCAGCCGGGAGTTCGGAACAACCGGCACCAGCGACGCAGTCATCGTGACCTGCGGAACCGGAATGGCGGTAGTTATTCCTTGTCCGTCCATACCGGTAGATTACGCTGCGCGAATGGCGACGTCAAACCCAGCCGGTGGGACGAATGCCCTTCAACACGATCGGCGGCATCCGACTGCTAACGTTCAGCGCCGGATCGGCGCCAAGGCACAGATACTGCAGCGCTTCGCAGATATGCGAAGCCATGTTCTTGACCGGCTCGTCCCGGTACACGGACTCTTTCGCGGAAATCTGAACGCGCTTGAAGAAGTACCCGCCGTTCATCCCCTTACGCAGTTTGGAGATCTTCGGGTCCAGCAGAAACCGCGGGTTCCCGTCTACGAGCCCGTTGAGAAATCCGGCAACGCATTCGCGCCGCGCAACGAACTCGTTGGTGGCAGTCGGCTCGGTCGGAATACCTGCGGCGGCCAGCTCCTCGAAGCACGTGCGCTCATCGGTCTGCTGGCGCTGCGCCCCGGCCGGGTCGCCGTAGGAGTGGATCTTGAACCCGCGCCAACGGTTCAGCAGCAGTGGCCTGACAACCGCCGAGATAACCCCGCGCACCCCGATACTCTCCCCGATGCACTCCTCGAAAACCAGCAGTTGCCCGCGGGGCGTGAGTTGCCCAAACACGCACGAGGGGCAAAGTCCGTAGTCCCAACCAAGCAGTAAAGGCGCCCCCGGAATCGGCTTCAGGGGATCCTTCGACACGTGGAACTCTTCCTTGAACTCGGGCCAGACCGGGCGGCCCTCCAGCGTTCGCCCGTACTTGCCCTCGATGTACACTCGGATCCAGGATTCATCCTTGCCGGGGATCTGGCGTTCATAGTACCCCTTGGGTAAATTCGCCAGGTTCTCGGCAAGCGGATTCGGGTGCCACTGCACCACGCCATGCTTATCGACCGTTTTCAGCATGGCCGGCGGCTGCCTGAACAGCTTCCACCCGGCCGGGCACTTCTCCTCAAACGCGTCGTGCCACCAGTGATCGTCATCGGGCGCGTTGGTATCGAGCATGATTCCCGACCACGTACACGCCCCGTACGTGCCGCTTGGATAGCGACCCACGCGACCGGTCAGGGCATCGACAATGGTTTTCGGGACTTCTCGCGCTTCGTTGACCCACGCCCCCGTAATGTCCAGACTCAGCACTTTCTTCACGTCATCATCACGATCCAACGCCAGAAACAAGATCTCCGCCTCGACACGGGTGCCATCCGGAAGCCGGTACATCACCGTTCCGGTTATCGGGGCGTCCATCCGCAGCTTGCACACGTGCTCCGGCACCCACATCTTCCAGGTAGAAAGCGTGGTGGTTTTCAGTTCTGGGTACGTACTGCGAACCACTGTCCAGCGCGTACGCCGCACACCGTTACACGCGGCCTGTCTTTGGGCCCGGAGCATGATCTCGGTGCAGCACCCGACGCTCTTGCCGCTGCCGATTGGTCCAAGCAAACCCCTGACGAACGAGTCGTCAGCGTGAAATGCCGCCAACGTCTTGTTCATCACGTAGCTGGGAATTACGTTGCTCACGGGTTCTCCTCTGCCACTGCTGGCACAAACTCTACACGGGCCTTGCCGTCCACGGCGAATACGACGCGGCCGTTCGCAAACGTGACCATGCTACATCGCTCTCTAACGTACTCCTCCGACACGCCGACTGGCAACACGGAGCGACACAACGCCTCGATGCGCTGCGCCACCTCGCGCTGACTACCGTGCAGACTGTACGACTTAGCCACTCTTGGCCTCCCCGGCAACCGCACGCTTCAGCAGGCCCAGGAACACGTTGGCCGCCAGGATGGCGACCCACTTCTTGCCATTCCGGCGATGCAGCACCACGGGTATCTGGAACACGCTGGCATCGTGCTCCGCCTGGTCCAGCGCCGGGTATAGCTGCAGCGTCTCGGTGCGCTTCACCTCGACGTGTAAGCAGTCCAGCTCGGTCACTATGTCTGGCGAGTCCTCGCCGCCGGCGTGCTGCTGCCCGCGCCGCGCTGCGATGCCGCAGGACCGTAGTAACTCCGCCGCTTCGCGTTCGCCGACCTTGCCCTTCCTGCAACTATTCACTGTCTACGTTTCCTTTTGGTCGCCGCCGGTCTCCGGGATTCATCACCGCACAATCATCGCGCGACACACGGCCTTGTCGCCTTCTCCGACGTAGTACTCTCCAGACTCCACGATGATGCATTCGCATGGTCCGTCGTTGCTCAAGTGGTACTCGCTCTTGACGATCAGCGCGCCGCACTTCTCCAGGCGTAACAGGCCACACGGAGCTTCGCCAACGGTTGTCACTACCTCGCTAACATAGACTTGCATAATCAGTCCTCCCGTGAACAAATGGCCGTAACGGACGGCGTCCCGCCGCTGGGCCCTGTGTAAGGCAGCATCTCCGCCAGCCGCCGCCGGTACTGTTCGACCCTTGCCACCCCTGCCGGCGTAGGACAGTCGCGGCACAACGCGACCTCATTTCGATACACCGCGACGGCTGTCCGTACGCGATGCACGTTGGAACCAGTCGCGGCGAGTTGCGCGTGGATCAACAGCGTAGTGTCCTCGTCTGGTAGTGTAAGTCCGTGCATTGTGAGTCTCCCGATTAGGATGCACAACGAATGGCCGCAGCGGACGGCGTCCCGCCGCTGAGCCCGGTGTTTTGATTCCGCACCCGCATGGCATCGGCGTACTCGCGCACCATCCTGACCGCCTCGGCAAACGTCGCCATCATGGCGGAGTCGTAATCGCCGATACCGAGTTGCAGCCGCTCGATATGCACCAGGCACGCCCGCTCGAAATCCGCGTTGCTCCTAAGCGACCGGCGCCCGGCGACAACCGGCAACCGGAACTCGGAACAAGGCACTTCCGGGGACTCCGTTGGCGCTTCCGCCGCCGTCGCCCCGCGCGCCTGGTCGTCGAGCCTTGGCAATTCGAGCCAGAGGCGTACGTTGTCCAATGTCATAGTGCCACTTTCAGACGGTTTGTGGATAATCCACTGCTCTCCATCGCGCCAAGCAACAAACCGCATTCCTCCTCTTGTAACGACGACGAAATACCTCTCGATATCAAGTCTGTCTACTGGTGGATTTTGTGCTGACTGCCACTTCTCCCGCACGGTGGCGGGGGTTAACGTCTCGTGCTCTTTGGCTGGACACTTCCCAAAGATGTTCCCCACCGCCCCCCAGTGCACACACCGACAATTCCTGAGTCCGGTGTTTTCATCCCGTAGCCTGCGGACCTCGTCGGCGAGGTGCTGTGCTGTGGTTATCGGCACCATGCACTTTGTGTCAACGTCTTTCAACGCTTCAGCAGTCGTCATCACGCGTCTCCTTTCGGTCGCCAGTTGTCCTTGTATTTGCGGCTACAGAACCCGCATGTCACCACGGCCTTTGCCACGCAGTTTGCGCACGTCTCTCCCGGCGCACGGCCACCCATGCGGAGCATGTACCGGGCAAGCCGTTCGGCATCAGGCGTGCTGATGCTCTGCGATCTGTCAAGCAAGGCGTACTTGACCTTGTTGACCCGCTTCTGGTGTGTGGTCATCGCC